CCTTCTGCCAATTTAGCATCTTTACCTTCCAATTGTTCTTTATATGCTCTATTTTGTTCTTCCAACGAAGCAACTCTTGCCGTCAATGAAACTCTCTGAATTGCTTCCGATGTTGCTTTTTGAATAGCATTTTGTAAATCAACTATACTAGATTGTACTTTCGTTCCATATTGAAATGATTCATTCTGTGCGGTTGATGATGCTATGGTTTCTCTGTCAACATCTATTCGTAAGCTTTCAGTTACAATTTCCAATTCAATAACTTTTGCTCTTAAATCATCTATTTCTTTATTTAATTGAGTTACTTCTGCAGTTAAATCGATTACGGATTGCGTTACCGGATTATAAACTCTTCTAGGTACTGTATCTTCAACCGGTGGTGGTTCTTGTGGAATTAATTCGATAATCGTTGTATCAATTGCTCTTAATAATTCATCCTCATCATATTTTGGTTTAGTTAGTTTACCAGAAATTACGCCGCCATCCTTGTCTTTATTTTCAAAGATATAAACACCGGTATCGGTTTTTGGTTTTAACGCCAAAGAACCACTTACAAGTATTCTGCCTACATTAACCTCATTTTTTAATCCAGTATTTTTCATACTAATTATTTTCTAAACTAAACGTTATATTTTCATCAAAAAATTGAACATCACCATTGTGTTCAACCTTAAATTCTAATTTATAAATTCTGTTTGGTTGCCAATTTGAAAAATTAACTTTGATATAATTACCAGTTTCATCACAACTAATTTTTGAATAATTTCCAAATGGAATTATAACATCATCTGATGCCGCATCTTTTATTTGATAATATGATGATGTTGGTAAATATTCAGCCGTATTGTAAGCAAACGAATTAGTAAATGTTTTTAATGGATACAAATCTCTAGCAAATATTCTTATTTTTGCAGTTGAATTAACTTTGTATTTGTTTTTAAAATTAAAAACATTAACTTTTATATCATTTGCCGTCAATGGATTTAATTGACCCGTTACATATGATTGGTCATCCCATCCTATTCTTACTTTTGGTTGATGTATCGTATTAGTTTCTTTACTAAAGAATTTAAGTATTCCATAATCTTCGGTATCATCTTCAACCGAATTATTGTATTTAACTATAAATCCATTATTTTGTACAGAACCACTTAACCAGCTTTTTAATGATTCTTTAACATCCATATTAATATCAGCGGTCTGATAATTAAATGATTGACTAGCTGCATTTGCAGTGTACCAAACACCACCCCTACCTTCATACGAACCAGTAGTACCTACTGAAAATTGTCCCGATGGCAACCACTCTAAATTAGAATCCCCTTCTCTATAATCCCAAGTTACACCCTGTGTTGATACTTCATCAAAACGAGTTCCCTTTCCCATTTGCCAACTACCGGAAACCATATACGCATAAACCGTATATTCTAAAGGAATTTCTTCACTTTCAGTTTGTCTTAAAACAAGTGTAGCATTCTCCAATTTCATACTACCATTTGACAACGATGATGAGAGATGTGAAATATCAAATCTTATTAATATTCTGGATAAATCTTTTATGTTTCCATAATATACTTTACTTATTTCTAATATTTCATCCAATCCAGTATTTTGAAATGGTTGTTGAATGTACACCGATGCATCTTTTGATGCTGTTAAAAAATAGTATGCCATTATCTTACTCTACCTTTAATGTCTTTATCAGGAAACTTAACTTCAAAAATTGATGGGTCTAAAGATGGATATACAATTTTATCTTTAGTAGCTGCATCAATATTATAAGAGTTTGGTGAATAGTTACCACCACACTTATTTGTTATTTTTAACATCGGAACAGATTGTACTCCCTCTACGTTTGCAAGAAGTAATTCGATTTCACTTAAATTTATAGTTTGATTAAATTGCCAATTATCAACTATAAAATAATCTTTTAATGCATTTAAACATTCTATTAATACTTCCGCTTTATTATAATTTGGATAACAAATAATTTCAAAATCAACACCTATGTTTATCACAAATCCATCTAACATATTAACACCATCGGTTAATATTTTATATTCGTTTAAATATGTTTTTAAATTTTCTTTTAATGCTCTATTGATATTTGATAAATTACCGTTACCATCATAAGATAGTAAATAAAGATTTATTGCAAATGGATTATTTTTTTCGTTTTCGTTTGATGTTTTACCGATTAAAAATTTAGTAATATCCTGTTTAACAGACGCTTCACTTGGTTCTTCGTTATCAGGTTTATTTACAAAATTCATTACTAAATCCGTAAATTCTTGTAAATTGTTTGGAGATGCTAATATCGATGATGGTGAATTATTATCCAATGTACCATCCGCAGTTGCAAATGCTTTTGCAATTGCACCAAATTTAGATGGCATCGATAGTACTCTAATTTGGTAATCACTTGCAGTTACTGCTCTATTTTGTGATGAAAAATGTGCCAAAGCATTATGTTTCATTTCAAGTAAAGTTTCACCACTTTTTCCACCAGAAGCTGCAATTTCATTATCAACCGCAATCGTATTCTTCATTTTCAAATAAAGAGGTAATTCTTGTGCAGTGAAATCATTTAAATCCTCATCATATTCTATAACCTTAATTTTATTTATAGTATTACTAGCTACGTTTGATGTAACACCCCCACCGGTCAAATATTTAATAGTTAAAGTTGTATTTGCGGGTGATGTTCCGTATGTTTTTGTTTTTAAGAAATTAGTTGGGTCAAATGATTCTTCCAATCTATTAATAGAGTTTGGTAGTCCCAATCCAACATTTTTAAGATTTGGAATTAATAATTCATCCGATGCCGTTGGGTCTCCTGCACCAAATTGTAAGGTTGTTGTACTATCACCATTAATTACGGTTGTAAATCTTTTAGGTGTTTTTATTGTTTTTAAAATATACGGTACAGTTGATTTAAACTGATATAAATCAGGATCAGTTATTGCGGTATTTGGTTGTTCGATGAATACCATTTCTTGTGCTAGGTAAGGTACTTCATAGTACTTATTACCGTCTGCATCCCTTACATCGATAACCTGAATAACATCATTTTCCGGTAATAAAACACTTTGATACGGAGTATAACTACCAAATATTTCTTGTTTTGTTCTTACTCTACCAGATATTGCATCCCCATATTTTTTAATCAAATACAATGATGGTTCACCGGTTAAAGTATCTCTTTGATATACAGTAATTTCTCTATCCGTTTCATCATTAAAATCTATATAGTCCGTAGTATAAAATTCAACATTATTTTGCGATGATTCTAATACCATTCCACTTTTAATTCTTAAATAGTATTTTGAATCCGGCTTATTAGAAGCTCCACTACCAATAGATGGTACAAGTTGATATACCGATATTTTTGTTGCAGATGGTGCAGTTACCAATGGTTTATATCCTAAATAACGCGTTAAAGGTATTACACTTTGCATGTCATCCGCATATACCATTAAAGATTGTTTAAACGTATCATCGATATAATACGATAGTACATCACCCACATACGCAGCCATCTCTATAAAAAGGGTGCCGGGAGATGCATCACTAAAATCATTATAAGCTTTTGGAAAGTATGTCCTGGCAAATTCAATAAGATTTTCTTTGAATTCCGAAAAATCTTTATTAAGATATTTTACATCTTTTCCTTTATTTTTAAAATTTTTATTTATACTTCTCAATGCCATTTTATCTATTATTATTTATATTAAAATCAACATCAAATCCAGCATTAAGTCCTTTCGCATTAAAACTAATTTTAACGCCAACTTGATTTTTATCTTTCATTTCGTTAGATTGGTCTATTTGTATATTTGAAACCGATAAATCCGGAATCCAATATCGTACCGCATTTTCTATTGCATTGGATATTTTATCATTTAGTTCATCATCATTTGGTTCAAACAGTACTTGATGTAATTTTGTACCAAATAATGGTTGATTCAATCTTTCCCCTTGTCTAGTTCGTAATAATAGAGTCACATTTGCTTTCAATTGTGCAACTGAATCGTAGTTTTGAAAAAACGTATTAGTTCCCATTTGCATAGGAATATCTAACCCCAAAGCATAATCACTTAAATCTCTTAAAGATGGATTGGAAGCTACAAAATATTGACCTACTATTACTGCCATTATTTTTTAAATCGTTTAACAAGTTCGGAATAATCTCTATTGAAAGCTTTATCTAATTCAGCTACACCGGTTTGTACACCTAATCCACTTTTTTGTGCACCACCGGTAAATTCACCATAACCCATTTTTTCAGCCATCGCGGTTCTACCTACGATTGAACCCATATCCGATTGCCCAAAACTCATTGTTCTGAACCCGCCATCACTATTTACTGCAGCAGTTCTAGTTTCATTAAGAATTTGGTTAATCATTGGATTTTTACTAAATTCTTTTTCTTTTGTTTCAACTATTTTTGAGGTTTCTTCACCTAAAATAGCTTTAGCCATACTTAATCCAGTATTTTTTGGTTGTTTTTGTTCAGCCAATACTTTCTTCATTTCAGACCTTACTGCTTCCTTAATAAGAGTAGGAAGTTGTTGTTTAAGTTCCTCTTTAACTAAGATTTGAATGGCTTGTAATAATTTATCAGTATTCATACATTCTTATTTGTTATGTAAATAAATATCTAATAAAGATTTTTTTAAGGTTTGATAATTATTACCTATAAATTTATTTTGAAAATATAGTACCACCGATGATTTTAGCAGATGGTTTAGCTCTCAAATCTAAAAGATATGAATATCTTCGTTTAGGAATAGGAATAAAATTACCATCCGCATCTCTAGTAGGTACACCACCACTACATCTTACATACGCACAATCGTTATTTGAAGTAAAGTTTATATAACCTTTATCTACACCTGGTAAAATTTCTTTTATAGAACCGAATATTGATTGTTCTCTTGCAGTAGTTGGACCTCTTAAATACCAAACTCTACTTGATGCAGGACCGGTAACCGGTTCAAACTGATTTGGTTTATTTATAGTTTGTGTGACCGTTGTTGCGCCTAATACTCTTAATCTAGTTCTATTTAATATTACCGCTGCTACCCAAGCTTGTTCCGTTTGATTAACCGTTGATTCAGCTGCCACCAATGAGATAAAATTACTCCATTCTTGGTCATCAACAAATGATTGTCCCATATATGCTTCGGCAACTGCTCTTGCTTCATCTATTTTTGCGGTAAAGTTTGTTTGCAGTGTGCCACCAAAATTTTGAACAGTAGTACCATCTGCTCTTACGAGATTTGGATAAACAACATTTTGATTCTGTATAGTTCCCAAATCCGCATCTTCAATGAATAAAATTCTAGTTGATTTTGGCTTTCCAGCTTTGTAATTACTATTGATTATTTTTTCTCCTAATTGACCCAATTCTATAACTTCTGGATCGGTTGGCATTATTTTATATCCCGTCCATGCAACCTGAGATGGAGCCGGTGTACCAAGTGGCAAATATGTGGCAGTTGTAACTATTGTACCCTTTACGGTTAATAAATGCTGACTAGCCATTCTGATAAACTCATCTATCAGTATCCCACAATTCATATTTGGATTTACAGCTGCCATTTAGTATTTATTTATATGGTCTCCTAAAATTTTTGGTTGCCTTCCTGTTATTGGATGGAATCCATCCGTTATTACGCCTACCGATATTATAGGAACAATAGTTGCACCTTTTATTGTTCCTGCCATTAATCTTTGATATTTTTGATATTCCTGTAAATACGGTATATAATCTTCTTTTACCCTCACATATCTAGTAAACGGAAAATTTTCAATTAACATATCTCGTTCACCATCATATCCAGTAATTACAATCGCTTTTGCACCGGTTTTATTTACGGAATCTACCATACCTTGCAATACACTTAATACCCTTTCTGCTTTCTTTGCAGAAAATATATCATTCGTACCACCATATATATAAACCTTATCATATTTGGTTGTAGCCAGTTTCTTTTCCAATTCCGGCTTCATCCACAATGTTAATTGTTTGCCACCAATTGCAAGTATTTCAACATCTGCTTTATTATTAATTTTTTTATAATAT